ACCCTATCGACACCACCACCGAGCGAGGTCATGCTCAACTGCGGGCTGGCCGGCGTGTTCGCATGGGCAGCCGCTTTCCACGCCAAACTGCTCAAACATGGATCCACTAGCCAGCCTCTCGCAGGGCCTGATGAAGGCAGCGCTCGACAAGCTGATCGACCAGAAGGATCAAACGCTTGAAGACGGCCAACGTGATAACCGCCTGCGCGACGATCTTACCGCTCGTGTTGCTGCTGCAGGGCTGCACCCCGACTCGGGTGGTGATGGTTCCGCCGGGGCAGCCGGTAAGACTGGCTGAATCGGTCAAGGCTCACGTCTGGGCCAAGGATGCCAGCGGCAACATTGTCAAGAGTCGTAATCGCGTGACAATCCACGAGGGATGGTACGCACTACCGAAGGACTAAATCATGGCCCAGCAAATCATCAACATCGGCACCATCGCCAACGACAACACCGGGGACACGCTCCGGGGCGCCGGCCAGAAGATCAACGACAACTTCGACGAGCTGTATGGCAGCCTACCCATTGATGCAGCGCCGTCGACCTGGGTGCCTACGCTGACCGATTCCGGTGGTGGTCGAACCTACAGCTTCACCGTCAACACAGCCCGCCACACGGCAATCGGTTTTGTGGCCACCTTCACCGTGGACATCACCGTCAACTCGGTGACCGGCTCAGCCACCGGAGACCTCCGCATCAGCCTGCCTGACCCTGTGTCCTACGACGCTGCCTTGGCCATCTGGCTGGACAACGCCACCGCCCAGGCCAAGACCGCGGTGATCGGCAAGGCTGTCGGAGGGACATCCTATGCCGCCCTGTACCACTACGAGACCGGCGACATCACCAGCATGGCCAGCCAGATTCAGGCTACCAGCCGTATCCTGATCTCCGGCACCTACTTCACCGCCTAACATGACCACCATCGGATCCAGTCTCCAGCAGGGCATGGCGGTGCTCCAGCAAATGCTGGGGGCGCCCATGTTCATCTGGGAGGGGACGTCGATCCGGTGCATCCCGGCAGCCGTCACCGACGCCAATAACCCGGTGGCCGGTGGGTTCCAGGACAATGTGACCTCCCGGATCCTGGTCATGTTCTCCGACTGGAAAACCTGCGACAGCACGTTGGTCACGATGGATTCGACGCTCTACACGCTCGACCAGGGCACAACCTTTTCGAGGCTGCAGCGTGAAGATTCCGGGTTCGTCCTCCTGGAGAACACCGACCGCATCGCCCTAACCTTCTGTAAGCCGCGTCCGGTGGTCGGTCGCACGCTGGTGTACCAAGGCCGGACACTCCGCATCCTGTCCTGCCGTGTGGATGCCTCCGGCGCCTACTACAGCCTCGAACTGGGGGCCAAGACCAAATGAGGCAGGGCGTCTACATGAACGTCGACACAAGCCGTTTTGACGCGGCCATGAAGGCGTATCTATTGAGCACCGAGCGCGATCTCCACAAGGCTGTGAACTCCCGGATGTTCTACCTGATGGTCCGGCTGTTCGTCCTGGTGCCGCCCAAGAGCCCGAATGCAGAGCGGGCGCGCATTGGTGACTACCTGAAGAAACCTCTCGGAGACATCAATCGGAAGTCGAAGAAGACCGGAAAACGCATCGGACTCTCCCGACTGTTGCGTCGGGTGCATTTGATCGCACAAGCAAAGGAACGTGCAGCCGGTCGCCGCGGTCTCTATGGCAAGGCCATGAAGGACGCAGCCTCGGCCATCTATCGGAAAGCCATTGGTTCGGTTGGCTACCTCCGCTCCGGTGTGGTCAAGGCCATCCGCCTCTACAACCGTGGATTCACCCAATACAAGAAACCCAAATGGGTGCCTTTGGTGAAACCACCTGGATACAAAGAGCCGAAGGCTACCAACGCGGCGCTAGTGGCAATGGCAAATCAATATGGTCTGCCAGAGGAGAACGTGGCCGTGCATAAAGGAACCAGAGCCCGCGGTACTCAGGCTGCGCCAGGATGGAATCCAGAGGCCTCTGTTTTCATGTCTGTCGGCATCGCTGACAACCAGCACGGCCGCGTGCAGTCGATTTACGATGCAGCCATGCAAAGGGCGCTCGACGATGAGACCGCTGAAATGACCAACCACATGACCGCGGCGGTCCTAGCCAACGGTAAGGTCTTGGTGGACAATGGCATCGACATCAAATGAACGCCGTAGCACTCAGAGCTGAAAGAGCCTTGGTGGATTACCTGGCCGCCGCTGACTGGTCGGCCTCGGGTGCTGGTGTTCCCACCTGCCTGACTTCCTACAGCCACGGCCTCTACACCGATCCCGACGAGGAGGATACCATGCCGGACCTGCCTATCGTGGTGCAGGCCAGCTCCACGAGGCCGGTGCAGCGTTTCGACACCACCTGCGAAGTCGACATCTCGGTGGAGTTCCAGTTCTCGGCAGACGACACTAGCGAATCTCAGATCCTGACTTCCATGCAGGTGCTCGACAACTTGCTCGAACCATTGTTCGACGATGGCGGCGCCTCGGTACTCGACGCTCCGGAAGACGACGCCAGCGGCCCGTTTACCGCCCAGTTCGCCGTTCCCAATGACTTTGGTGGCAACACCATCTCCAACCGTTCCAGGAACTTCGCCAGGACGTTCACGCTTTACTGTTCCGCAACCACCTAACCCAACCAACACATGGCTACATCACAAGGCAGCAAATATATTTTCGGATCACCGGCAACCCTGGCTCTTTATGACTCGGATGGTTCCGTTGTTCTCACCGGGTACGTCTCGCCCGATATGGAGTCGTACGACATCACGCATGAGGCCGACACCGAAGAGGTTCGGAACAGCTCCGGCGAGGTTGTCGGCCACATCGGATACAACGACCGATTGACGCTGACCGTCAATTTCATCCCTGCCAACACGACCAGCGTGGCCAACGCGCTGTTGTCGGCCCAGCTTCCAAACGTCAACGGCACCTGTGTGATCACTGGAGCCCCGGTGATCCGCGCCGGTAAATTCACTGATTCAATCAATGCTCCTGGAGCCGGTTCTCCGACTCCTGGTGGACGATGGATCTACGCCGGAGGCGGTTCGATCAAGACCACTGCAACCGGCAAGGCTACCGGCACTCTTACGCTGAAGCGGTACACCAACATTAGCGTGACCGGCACCGCGACCGCCCTGTGAGCCAACTGGCCGACATCCTGACCGCGACAGCCAAGCCCTGCCCGGTGGTCATGGGGCTACGGCTGCTGCCGTATTCGGTGGGGCATTCGATAGTGCTTCACCGCATCGGATCACCCATGGCTATCGGCGGCCCTATCAGCCGCGCTGATCTCATGGCCGCGGTACTCATCTGTTCCCAGCCCATCCGAGAGTCGATGGAGACGCTTCAATCGCCTTTCCGGAACCTGGCTTTGAAGCTGTGGACATGGAAGGTGAAGAACCTGTCGTTCGAGGCCGAGCTGGATAAATGGAACGAATGGATGGCCGGCCAGTCGACAGCGCCTGAAATCCTGATGAAGCAGGGCGGCTCCAGGCAGCTCTCGATGCCGTGGCCAGAGCGTATGCTGGCCTGCTGCCTTGAAATAGGGTTGGAGGAGGACACCGTGCTGGCCATGCCTATCGGGGATGCCGAGCGCCTTGTCCTGGCGCGAGCTGAAAGCCATGGCGACGTCGAGCTGTGGAGCCCGAAGGATGAAGCCTTGTGGCGCTGGGTGAAGCAGCAGGAAGCTAAGAAAAACTGACACCATGGCCATCTTCTCACTGATCGCAAAACTCGGTCTCGACGGCACCAACTTCGAGTCAGGACTGAAGAAGTCCCAGTCGATGGCCAAGGGCGTCGGCAGAGAGGTCACAGGCACTCTTGCTGCCATGTTTGCGGTCGACAAGATAGCCCAGTTCGGCCTGTCGATTGTCGATGCCGCTGGACAGATTTCCGACCTTTCATCGCGCCTCGGCGTGTCAGCCGAGTTCCTGCAGGAAATGCAGTTCGCTGCAAAGTTAAGCGGTGCCAGCATTGAGGACGTGGCCGGAGCTGTTGAAAAGCTGTCTATTGCCAGGATGAAGGCCTTGAGCGGGGACGAGAAAACCATCGAGAACTTCAAGAAGATGGGCATCTCAATGGAGACAATACGGAACCTTGGAGCAGAGGACTTGTTCAAGGCACTTGGAGAACCGTTTGCCGCAGGAATGGACCCTCAAAAACTTATTGGACCATTCAGAGAGCTGGCAGGAAAAGGCGCTGGCGCATTAATCCCAGCCATGGTCAGTGGCTTGACTGATGCAGCGCAACAGGCCCGAGACCTTGGCATTGTGATCGACACCGATGTGGTTGACGCGCTCGACGACGTTGCCGACAGAATAGACACGCTGAAATCCGTCTTCATGTCGTTCGGGGCTTCTGTAATCGCCTACGTTGTGAAGCCGTTCATGAAATACCTGGAGGCTACTGTTGCCGGTATTCACGGCTTTTTCATGGCCACAAACACCCCTGAAGGCGGCAGGGACATGAAGAGCGAGGAGTTAATGAATCACATGGGGAGACAGTTTACCCAGTCATTCATCTCTTCACTTGAGGAACAGGACGCAGCTATCGTGAAGAGGCGTGAAGACAGGGCCAAACGGCTGTCCATGAAGGGCAAAGCTGAAGAAAGCACCTCATCGCTTTCAGAAAAAGGCCTCATGATTCAACCCACTGACGCATTGGCTCGAACTGGTGGGTTCACTTCGTTTCAATCGAATTTGGACAAATACTTCGGAAACGTGAAGAGTCAGGCACAGGACATCCGGGACATCTCCAAGAACACCAAGAAGACGGCCGACGCCGTTTCTGAATAACATGGCAACGATCCACCAAGCTCCAGAGCTGTCGGCCTTTCCTGGATACATCGAGGTAAGCCGGAGATTCGATCAAACCGGATCCGGCACTGGCCCGGTGTGGACAATTGAGTACCGCGGCACCAAGGATGCTATCCGAACCGCCACATTCGGCTGGTCGAGCATCGGCGCCAAATACAGCACCATTGAGGAAGGCCCTTACGCCTCGGCCACCGTCATCTTCTCAGGCCCAACAGCCGACCCAGGCGATCCGATAGACGCCGCAATCGTACCGGTGGCTGGCCAGGAGACCCCGGAGATCCGATACGAGTTCCGGACTGATTATGTCGACGTTTCTGTGTTCGCTCTGCCTGCCGTTGTGGCCGAAGCCGAGAAGACTGGAAACCCGGCAGGCTACAAGCTGGCCATTGAGGACGCTGTAAAGGCCGGCGTTTATCTGACCAGCATCAGGGAAAACGGCGAGTTCATCACCTATTGGGACGACAAACCGGTGGCTAAACGAATCTGGGAAAAGCTCACCCGCGGCGAAGATTCCTTCCCGGTGGGGCGTGTGAGCCTGAGCCGTGTGGCCATGTTCTCGGGCAGCTTAGGGCTTCCTCAGGTGCCTCAGAGCATCCCGCCGGTTTACACACCGGCCAGCTTCATTGTTTCCTGGAACCTTCCTTTTTCGGTCTACTCGATGCTGCCTTCAGTTCCTATTGATCCAAGGACCGGAAGGCCTGCAGCGCCCGCCGGCACGGTATGGGGCTGGAAGCAGACCAATTATTCGTCGAGCCTGATCGTCAAGACCAACATGGTTGAGCAGAACATCTCCTGGACGTTCGCCCCATACGACACCGACATTTACCCGATCATCTAACAACAACCCCCAACACCCCTACAATCTATGGCAAACGAGATTCAAATGACGGCCCGTCTGTACGCAGACAAAGGCGGCGCCTACCTTCCCAGCGTCACCTACACCAAGAGCGTGAACATGACTGGCACCGACATGGGCAGCCAAACCCAAGTGATCGGCACCACCGTCGAGGCCTTGGATGTGCCCGTCGATGTCACAGCCCCCTACAAGCTCCTAGTGAGCAACCTGGACTCCACCAACTTCGTTGACCTCGGATTCGTCAGCGGCACCTACACCATGCGGATCCCGGCCGGTGAGACCATGCTGATCCCTTACGTTGCATCGGGCCAAACGCTGTACTTCCGCGCCGACTTCGCCGCGGTCACCGTGCAGGCCACGTTCTGCGAAATCTAACAAACCACCCGCCATGGCAAACGAAGTTCAAATGTCGGCTAGGCTGTTCGCCGCCAAGGGCGGGGCCACCATCGACGGTACAACCTACACGGTGACGGCCAACATGACCGGCACCGATATGGGCCAGCAGACGCAGGACGTCAGCACAGGCTCCGAGGCACTCGACCTGACGGCCGACCTCTCGACGCCCTACCGCGTGTTGATCCGCAACCTGGACACCATCAACAGCGTGCTGGTGGGTGGGTACGATGCGGTGATCACGCCGAATATCGTCTGGCCCATCCGAATCGCCCCCGGCGAGTTCTGCCTGATTCCGCGCATCGACTCAGGCTGGACCACACTGGTCAAATCCAGCGCCGGCACGGTCAAGATCATGGTGCAGTTTTGCGAGCTGTAAGCTATGCCTTTACAACTGCCAGCCAAACTCTCGGAGCGCGGTCTAAAGGCAGACCATGCCCGGGCCATTAACCAACTGATCGAGGCCGTACGACGGGTGCAGATCGTCGCCGGCCCCGGTCAGCGTGTGGAGCAGAACGCCAACGGCACGGTGCTGAAGACTCAGCCGGCCGTCACTCAGACAGCCGAGGAGTCTTGGTTCTATTGACCCATGCCATTCGCCACCAGCCGGACCGACCGGATGTTCACGGCCCGGAACCTGAACAGCCTTTATGGCCGAGCCGACCAGAAATGTGCCAGGGTGCTCGATGGCAAGTCCCCTCTGTTCGCGAACTCCGCGGCAGGCGTCTGGCAGGGCCAGTACCCGTATGGGGTGTGGTATGTCTTCCGGAACGATCCGGTCTCTTGTAGGCGCCTCAGAGACCCGGGAACAGGCATCCCAGGCATCGGGACAATCTACCGGGACAACCACGACCAGACGCAGGTAGCCATCGAGCTGTCGAAGCTGGAGAACCAGTACCTCGACACCCAAGGCGGCCAGGTCTACGTCGACCATCCGATCATTGGAGCCGACCCGTTCACCTGTGACATAGGCACCATCCACTTCAGCTTCGAGCTGTTGACCCGGGAGGTGAATGGTGTTCGGTACGACATCCACCTCGGCTGGGATCCGGACGACGGCAACGGCACGTCCTATGTCCGCGGCAGTCTAGGTGCAGCCATCGACCCCACACTGCCTCCAGGGCGAATCCACAAGCACCGGCTGGCCGTGGCCGAGATCGCCATCGAGGGGCCAAACGAGTTCAGGATCCTCAAAACGTATCAGCGGTACGATTGCTGGCGTGTCCATAATTGCAACGACAAGCCGGTGACGGTGTTTCTCCAACTGCCCGACGGCAGCTCCGACAGGCAGTTTGTGGCTCCAGGTGAATGCCGGAGTTTCCGGCGTCGGCCTGATGGTACATGGGGATACCGGTTCCCGGGCGGATCTTTTAGCCGTTACTTTTTCCCGTACTTCACCGGCGACATCCCGTTCCTTGCTGAAGGCCCGCCATCCTGGTCGGACACGTCGACCCAATCCGAGTTCCTAAGTCTGGAACGATCCGCCCAGGCCAACAACGTCGCCAATCCGTTTATAATCAACGAATGGCGCCGGGTGATGCAGGCGGTTTACGACCCGTCGCTGCCATACGACATCCGGCAGGTTTACTCCGGTGTCTATGCCGACCCGGCCAATGGAAACACCACGATAGGCAACGCCGTGTTCACCTGGGGCCGTGCCCGGGTGACCTACTACAACGCGGCCGGTGATGCCTTCGACGATCAAATCAGGATCTTCACCGGGACCATCGCTTTCGCCGAGCAGATCAAGGACTTGGGTGTGGATGTGACGGTCAATCCGACCAGCATCACGATGATAAGCCGCCGCGGCACCATTCGCATCTACCCTATCGACGCAAACATCTTCACCACCGTTTTCGACCCGTTCTGGGAGATCACCACGGCAGGAACCACGATCTCAACAATTTACCCGGCGCAATACACCACCGAGACACCGGGGAGCGGTTCTGGATCGGCCACATGGTCGGCAGGCAATGAGCCCATTATCTTCGAGTCAATGCGTGACCTCCGGCGCCGGGTGGCCGTTGAGCTGGGATTCCTGAACACCTTCGACGAGGTGGTCGATATCGAGGAAGAAAAGGTCAGCATTGTAACCATGACGCCTGCCGGGCTGTCTGTGAGAGGCTCCACATCCTACGGCATCGACGGCAACCTCCTAGTCAACTTCGAGACCACAGCAGAGAACAGCACCCTCTGGATTGAAAGCAGACCCACCGGCTTTGGCGTAGGACCGTGGGCCAACTTCAGGTTCACTGCAGGGCAGAAATCCTTCCTACTCGCTGTCCCAGGGGCATCCACGGCCTTGCAATGGGCAAACGTGGTGCCGGCCCGGAGCTGCACATCGAGCACCGGAGCAATCCAGCAGGTTGAGGCGGTCAACTCGGCTTTTATACCACCGGGTGGGCCTTGGGGCTTTTCATCGAGTGTCTACGACTTCGACTTGGTTCGCGCCTATCAGATCGACATGGCCACCGGCAGCACCGACGACAGGCCTTGGGGCGGCGACTTCTGGCGCAACAAATGGGGCGGCCAGAATGGATCCGATGCCTCGGTGCGGATCCCGGGCAGCCCCAATCAAACCCAACAGTTTGCTTTCGTACCCGAGGCGCCAAACTCCTCATTCGTCGACCTCACCGAGGCCGGCGCCGACGATATCTTCAAAGACCAGCGGCAGGCGTCATTCGCATCGACGGTGCCGTTCGCTAGTTCGACCTATTCGCCGCCCTACCGGGACAACATGACGACCATCTCCTGGACGGGTGGCGTCGAGCAGGTTGGATTCCTCCTTCCGTACAACCCAATCGAGAACCCGTACCAGCCCGGTGGCGGCCCGTTCTTCCACAAGATCCCGAAGTCGGCCTGGCTGTGGAACTTGCTGGAATGGACCATTCGGTCATGGACCCGCGCGGTGCCGCTGTGCCAAGGCCAGGGCGTCTGCCCGATTTACGACGCATCCAACCTCTACACGGTCGGAGACCTGTTGACGTTTGGGACAGGCCTAGAGTCCGGAGGCAGTTTGCCGTCTTATTATGTCTCGGAGGCTGGCTATGATATCCTGATTGCCAATGGCGTGGTGGCCTACAGAGACCAAGACGCAGGCGGCGGAGATTACTGGTACGTTCCGGCAGTGAATCTGGCCACCTATGTTCGAGGTCGAGGTTTTACCAGCTTCAACTTCGACGCCGAAAACGGACAGCCAAACGAGGCCGTTCCTGTGCCTTCGACCAAATACATCCCATTGAGATCGTATGGAGTCGGCGAAACAAACCAGTCCGGTGGGTACTACGACGTGACGGCTGGCGCCGACAAGTACCTGTCGATCCGATACGTCGACTTGCGTCTACCGAATGAGCTGAGTGCCTAACGGCTTGATTCTAAGCTGAAATAATGCTTGCAATCATCCGTGAACATTGTTCCAGCGCGCAAGCGTGTCATGGCTATCGGTTGCTCTCACGGCAATCGGGCCAACCGTGACGCGCTGGCTGCTGCCCTGTTGTTCCGCGAGCAGTACCGCCCCGATGAGGTCATTCACCTTGGGGACGCCTATGACCTTGCGAGTCTTCGCGCAGGCGCTCTGAACAACCAAGGCGACTCCGATGCAGCAGACGACTACCTTGACGATATCGACGAGGGGCGGAGGTTTCTGGGGGCCTTGAGGCCTACCGTTTTTCTCGTGGGGAATCATGATGAACGAGCCCGGCGCCTACTGACCCACCACAATGCCGTTGTGCGCGGCTTTGCGGAGGCAGTCTGGCAGCGGATGCTGGAGCCGATAGAAAGGCACGCTAGGGTCATCATCAAGACTCACGATGTCCTTCCGCGCTCCTGGTACAAGTTAGGCGGCTTCTCTTGGGGCCATGGCATTCTGTATTCCGAAAACTTCCTGCGCGACACCGCGGAGACTTGGGGCAACACCGTGGTGGCCCATGCCCATCGCGCAGGCATGGCTACAGGACGCCGGAGCGACCATCCGGTGTGTTTGTCGCCGGGAACGCTTGCGGACACGCCTTGCATGGATTACGCGCTACGGCGACGTGGTACGCTGGCTTGGTCCCATGGCATCGTGTTCGGCGAGTACACCGACGACAGCGCCCAGCTCTACGTCCACCAATGGTCCCAGGGAGAAAAGCTATGGAATCTGCCGAGCTTCTAAAACGCATCAGGGACGAGCTAGGGAAAAAGCTGCAGGTGCCCGATTGTGAGTGGAAAACCGCTCGGCAGTGGGGCATTGTGTGGGGACTTGGACCAGCGCAGACCAGCAAAATGATACTGCAAGGCATTGAGTCCGGCTTGATGGAAATGCAACGATTCCGAGTTTCAACACCCACCCGCGGATCCTACCCAATACCACACTACCGATGCGTTTCTCCAACAAATCCAAGCCCTCAATCGAGGTCGAAGTAATCAGCCTCGACGCCAAGCTACGCGTCGGCGAGACCAAATGGGATGCCGTGGTCTACCGCAGGGTCGACGACGGCCAAATCCATTGCCGTCCTAAGGTCGAATTCTTCGCCAAGTTCGTCTTGATCGCAAAAAATTGACCCCTGTTTGACCCCTGCAAACATTGGGTTTTCTTCAAAATCTACAGAAAAACGGTTTTCTCTGTAGACGGGATGCATGATCTCGGCCATCTTGATCACGTCGAAAGCAACAACAGCAAACCAAAGCAAAACATGAGCAACACGACCCAGATCACCACACCTGAAGTTCGCAAGCTGATCTCCCTATGGATCACCGGTAACGACAAGAAGGACGCCCGCCAACTGGCCAAGGATCAAGGATGGATTAGCCGCGACATCTCATTCTGGCTTCAAGTTATCGCTGAATGCAAGGCAGCCAAAGCCTGACAGTTTTCACGGCCTGGCGACCGTAATCGCCACATCCGATCTGTGAGGAATACGGAGCACAGGGGCGCGACTGGTCAACGCGCACAACTCTCCAAACCATGATCACAGACATTCAATTTCCGATGGCGCACATCGTTCCAAGCAAAGGATTTGCGACATTTGAGGTCTATTCAAATGACACGATTCAACGGGTGTTCATCGTGAAAGCTGATAGCCCTGAAATGGCAAAAGATAAGGCGAAGCGTTTCTGCTCTAAATACAAACACTCGTTCAAGCCATCATGCGTTTTGATTTGTTCATCACTTTAATACCATGACCACTCTCTCCAATCTTATCAGCGCTCTGATCATCGTCGAGTCATCCGGCAACGATCTTGCCATCGGCGACAACGGACGCGCCATTGGCCCCCTGCAGATCCACCGCGGCGTGG